CATCAACTCCAGCAATAAACCAAGCAGCTTTAATGCTAGCTGTGGACGTTTGGCAATCACGCCAAGCACCTTCAAGTGGTGGCGTATCAGTCGATGGTGTGACACCAAGCCCTTACCGTCTAGGCAACACAATGTTGGCAAAGGTTCGCGGTCTTATCGCGCCTTACACCAGTCCGAGAGCGATGATTGGCTAGTGACAATCCCAGCAATCTCGACGTTGCGTCAGTCCATAGCGACTGCACTAACAGCTAATACAACTTACCAAGTTTTCGCCTATCCTCCTGCAACTATTCAGGCTAACTCAGTAGTCATTATTCCAGACGACCCATACTTAGAGCCATCTAACGATTCCTTTGCAACTGTAGGACCAAAAGCCAATTTTAAGTTGCTTATTACAGTACCTTTATTCGATAACGCAGGTAACTTACAAGGCATCGAGTCAGCAATCGTGACCATGTTCCAAGCCTTGTACAGCTCAACCAGCAACGACTCACTTGCGTACAACGTGGGAGCAGTCTCCCAACCACAGGTTCTCTCAGTAGCATCAGGTGATCTCCTGAGCTGTGAGATGCAAATATCACTAGTAACGAGTTGGAGTTAAACCATGACAGATATGTCAGCATGGGAACAAGAAGAAAAAGACTTCCTGACTAAAATCGGTCAGGTAGAAAAGCCAGCAACTAAGTCCAAGAAAGACGAGGAATAACCTAAATGGCAGTATTTCTGAACAACAATGTAGGCGTTAAGGTCAATTCAGTCGATCTCAGCGACCACGTTAATAACGTAACACTTAACCGTAACTTCGACCAACTTGAAGTAACAGCGATGGGCGATTCAGGTCACCGCTTTATCAAGGGTCTCGAAGCATCATCTATCACACTTGACTTCCTTAACGACACAGCAACATCGTCTGTACTCCAGACTCTACAAGCTGCATGGGGAACCAACGTAACAGTAGTACTTCTACAGCAAAAAGGTACAGCCGTCTCAGCGACTAACCCGCTCTACACAATGACATGCCTTATCAACAACACCACAGATATCAATGGTGCGACAGGCGACCTCAGCATGCAGAGCCTATCCTTTGATGTATCAGGTACAATCGCTGTATCAACATCAGGTTCATTCTAATAACTAACTAAGGGGCTAACATGGCAAAGCTAAGGGTTACAACGTCAGACAATACGACGACTGATTACGAAATCACTCCTCTTATTGAGTACGCGTTCGAGCAATACGCCAAGAAGGGCTTTCACAAGGCACTTCTAGAAGACCAGAAGCAGTCAGATATTTACTGGCTCTGCTGGGAAGCAATTCGCCGTTCAGGTGCAACGGTTCAACCTTTCGGGGAAAAGTTTCTCGAGACTCTCAAGACAGTTGAGGTCTTAGATTCAGACCCTTTGGAGTAGTGGATCGGAACTCCGTTACCTATCTTGCGACTCGATTGAGTTACGAGTATGGAGTTCCGTTCCAATCCATAGTTGAACTAACGCCTATGGCGTTTAAGTATCATGTCCAGCTATTAAAGGACATAGCGAAAGCGAGGGAAGATGGCAAACGTAGAAATAAGAGGTAACTCTGACCTACGCAAGGCAATGCGCCGCTTTGCACCTGACCTTGAAAAGAACTTACGCAAAGAGATAGCATCTGGTCTTAAGCCAGTTGTAGCCAAAGCCCGAGGATATGTACCAGCCAATTCACCAATGTCTGGTTGGGCAGCGCGCTCATTTAACCAAGGCAAATTTCCTACATTTAATTCTGGGATTATTCAACGCGGTATTACTTATTCTGCAAGCGTAAGTAAAGTTAATAAGAACGGCTTTAGCTCGATGGCTGGTATTTACAACAAGTCCGCTTCTGGTGCTATCTACGAAACCGCAGGACGTAAGAACCCTGCTGGTCAGCCGTGGGTTGGTTCTAAAGCTGGCGGTTCAGGCAAAGGCGTATCTAGATCAAATAACCCTACTGCTGGTCAAACATTTATTAACAATCTTCCTCCTTTGATTTCTAGCCTTCAGGGTCGCGGTCGTCTTATTTATCGCGCTTGGGCTGAAGATCGAGGAATTGCCAACGGTATTGTCATGCGAGCCATAGATAAGTCAATCACCGAGTTCTACGCTAGAAGCAACGCTGGCTCACTAGGAAAGGCAGCGTAATGGCTAACGAAAATGTCAATATCCTTATTAACAGTAAGGCAGACCTTAAAGGATTTAAGGAAGCCGAGACTGCTGCTACTAAACTTAACAAGAACATTAAGACCCTTGCTACAACTCTTGGCGTGGCTTATGGCGCACGAGCCGTATTTAACTTTGGCAAGGCAGCCGTCAAAGCCTTTGCAGAAGACCAAGCTTCAGCAGTCAAGCTAACCAACGCAGTCAAGAACCTTGGATTGGCTTACGCTAACCCACAGATTACTAAGTTTATTGCTGATCTAGAACGTCAGACTGGCATAGTCGATGAAACTTTGCGTCCAGCGTTTCAAGCGTTGCTTACAACGACCAAGGATTTAGCCGCATCACAAACATTGCTATCTAGCGCAATCGATATTTCTCGCGGTTCTGGAATTGACCTTGCAACCGTCACACAGGACTTAGCCAACGGGTACGTCGGCATTACCCGTGGACTCAAAAAGTACAATACAGGACTTACCCAAGCGCAGCTTAAATCTAAGTCTTTCGCTGAAGTCCTAGGCATATTAAACAACGAATATACTGGGGCTTCTAGTGCCTACCTTGATACATACGCTGGAAAATTAGACGTATTATCGGTAGCAGCAGATAACGCCAAAGAGTCAATCGGTAAGGGATTAATTGACGCGTTTAACCGTATTGCTGGAGGATCATCAGTCCAAGATACGGTTCATACAATCGAGACAATTACTGGCGCAATTAACGCAATGGTTACGGCTGTCAGCTTTGCAGTTGAGGGATTGGTCAAACTCTACAAAGGTCTAGATTTCCTTACTTCCTTTGGCGGGCTTACAGGTGCTAACGGCAAGATAGCCCAGAAACTTAATCCAAAGCCTGCTACGAGCTCGACAACCAATACCCAGACAACTATTGCTAAGACACAAATAAAGGCTTCTACAGCCCTTGTAAAGGCTCAGAAGACCTCTACAGCAGAACTTAAGAAGCAAGCCCAGTTGAAGAAAGACGGCACAGTCTTTGACATGGAGCAGATTCAACTTATCGCAGCTCTAAAGGGCAAGTTGTCTGACGAAGACCGTAAGCGCGTAGAACTTCAATTAGCCCTACTTAACGGTAACGTAGCGGCAGCAGACGCTTTGACCAAGCAAGTCCTTATGGCTCAGGACGCTACTGGCAACCTTTACAAGTATTTCTTGACCGTACCAGATGCTAAGAATCCCTTTGGTTACTTAGACAAATACCTAGACCAATTACAGGCGAAAATGAACTCATTGCAGTTCCCTCTTGCTACAACCACCGCCACATATAGCCCGGCAGCATTGGCACCAGAATTAGCGGCTATTGGCGTCGTAGCAGGCGGCGGTGGTTCTAACGTAGCGGACAATCAATACTCAAACGAAGTCCTTAATGGTCTATACGGAATGCAAACAACGTCGAGCCCAGATACGGCTTCTACTGCTTCTACAACAGTAAACAACTATTTTGGCGGCAACGTAGTCACAGATCAGTCTCTTATCGACCTCATCATGAATGGCACACAACTGCGTAGCCTTTCTGGCTCACCTAGCCAGATTGGTCGTATCGCTGGAATGTTCGGATAATGGCATTACCAGCACAGATAGCCGTCTCCTTCGATTACTCCAATGGTGCAACCTTTGGTTATTCAGGGTTCGTAATTGGTGATCCTAAATATGGAATCCTAGGCACTAATACCCTTGGCACTTCTGATCTTCCAGAACCTGTCATTGACCTTACGCCTAACGTCTATCAGATTTCTATTACCCGTGGTCGTAATATCCAGCGCGACACATACGAGGCTGGCACTTGCACAGTTCGAGTATTAGATCCTTTATCTTACTTTAACCCACAGAATACAGCGTCTCCTTATTATGGATACCTTGCGCCTCTTCGTAAGCTGCGCGTATCTGCAACCACAGCCACGACCCAGAAATATCTATTCTCTGGATATGTCACAGACTATAAGTACACCTACCCAGTAAACCAAGATACTGGTTATGTCGATATTTCATGTACAGATGCTTTCCGTCTATTTCAGATGGCTAATATCTCGACTGTGGATTCTACTCCAGCAGGTCAGACTACTTCTGCTCGTGTATCAGCAATCCTTAACCAAGTCTCGTTTCCTTCTTCTATGCGCACTATTTCAACAGGGCTTAACACTTGTATAGCAGACCCAGGCACTAACCGCACAAGCCTTGCAGCCATCAAGAACGCTGAAGTATCTGAGACAGGCGCGTTCTATATGAACGGCGCAGGCACAGCCATATTCAAGAACCGCACAGACGTTATGAACTCTCTCGCAGCTGCTCCTACAGCATTTAACCAGACTGGCGGTATTTCATACCGCAACCTCGTCTTTGCCTTCGATGACAAGCTCATCATTAACCAAGCCAATTTTGCCCGAGTCGGTGGCTCTACAATCACAGCGATTAACCAGCCTTCTATCGACAAATATTTCCCTCACTCAATTACACAGACTGACCTAGTGGCTGAGACAGACGCTATTGTCACCAATATCGCCCTTGAGTATGTTGCTACTAGAGCTGCAACTACTATCCGTATTGACGAGATGGTTGTGGATTTACTAGATCCAGCAGTACCAACCGACACGATGATTGGGCTGGATTTCTTTGATAACCTGCTCATAACCAATATTCAGCCAGACGGCTCGACTATTGTGAAGAACCTGCAATATCAGGGCGTTCGTTGGGATATTTCCCCTAACAAGATGATGGCAACTATTACAACGCTTGAGCCAATAGCCGATGGCTTCATCGTTGGAAGCTCGTATTACGGTATAATCGGCACTAACACATTAGGTTACTAGGAGCAACAATGGCATCAGGACTACCAGCAGCAACAGGCGACGTACTTACCGCCTCTACAGTCAATGGTCTAGTGACCTTCACAGTCGGGTCTGATCAGACAGCGGACTACACAGCCGTCCTTACGGATCAGTACCAAGTCCTAGTCCCTATGAATAAGGCTACGGCTATTGCTTTCAAGATTCCCACCAACGCTTCTGTAGCGTTTCCAGTAGGTACAGCCATCACAATCCTCAACAAGGGCGCAGGACTCTGCACAATCTCAGCTACTACCTCTGGCACTACAACAGTCCTATCAGCAGGTGCGGTAGCAGCTTCTCCAACTTTGGCTCAATACAAGACAGCCGTCTGCATCAAGACCGCTACAGATACTTGGTACGTCGTAGGTGGCATTGCCTAATGATTGGTTGCATTACAGCAGGATTATTTAGCGCAGGGGTCGCAGCATCGACCAACGCTTATGAATCTATAGCCACTGTATCCGTAGGTTTAGGTGGTTCAGCGGGGGCTGTTTTTACTTCAATTCCTTCTACCTATAAACATTTACAGGTTCGTATTCTTGCAAGGTCTAGCCGAGCAGACCAGAATGAACAAATCGGTATTCAGTTTAATTCCGACACAGGCAATAACTACGGCTCGCATGGTCTCTGGGGCGACGGCTCAGGTGCGACGGCGGCGCAACTTAATTATCCAGCAAGCGCAATAACCTTGCCGTGGATTGCAGGTAATAGCAACGGGTCAAATGTCTTCGGAGTTTCAGTTGTAGATATTTTAGATTACACATCAACCAATAAATACAAAACGGTTCGAGGATTAAGCGGTTACGACAATAACGGAAATGGACAGGCTGCTCTTGGCTCTGGGCTCTGGTCGAACACTTCGGCGGTTAGCGCATTAACAGTAAAACCTTATTACGGATTGCTTTGGAACCAGTATTCAGTTATCGCGCTTTACGGAATTAAGGGGTAATTATGGCAGCAGGATCAACATACACGCCGATAGCGACTACTACTTTAGGTAGTGCCGCATCTTCTTACACATTTACCTCAATTCCTAGCACTTACACAGATTTAGTGCTTATTGTGTCAGGTTCTAATGCTGGCTCAGCAGCACCTCTTATGCAGGTAGGAAATGGATCTGTAGATACGGGAACTAACTACAGTATGACAGTATTACGAGGCACAGGAAGTGCCGCAAACTCCTTTAATAATCCTGGTGATACTTGGTTTAATACTTTCATGACTTCTGGTACTGGAGAAATTTATACAGTCACAGCAAACTTTCAGAATTACTCAAATACGACTACGAAAAAGACAGCTCTTTTTAGAGCAGGCGCAGCTGGCGGAAACGTTATTGCCGAGGTAGGAATCTGGAATAACACCGCTGCTATCAACCAAATTAAAGTTTTACTTTCGGGAGTAAATTTTAACGCAGGTACTACCTTCACCCTATACGGAATCGCGGCGGCATAATGGCTAATACATACGAACTTATTTCTGGTGTTACAGTTGGTGTTGGCGGAGCAGCAAACATCGATTTTACAAGTATTGGCTCAACTTATACGGACTTGATTCTTAAAGTATCGGGTCGTACCGCTAACGCGGCATATAACGACACTATAAAATTGACTTTTAATGGATCATCAACTTCTGCACAGATTAAAAGATTATATGGAAATGGCGCATCAGCAGCGTCAGACGCAGATGGATCTGGTGCTGCGTCAATAAATTTTTACTCTACAACTGGCGGAACAGCAACAACTTCAACTTTTGGAAATGCAGAATTTTACATTCCAAATTACGCAGGAAGCAATCAAAAATCTATTTCAGGTGATTTGGTAACAGAAAATAATGCAACTTCGGCTACAGCCGCTTTGGGTGCAGGTTTATGGGCTAATACTGCTGCCATAACTCAAATAACACTTACGCCTAATTCTGGTCTTACATTCGTTCAATACTCAACCGCCTATCTATATGGAGTAAAAAATGCCTAATCCAACACGAATCGAAATCAACTGCGAGACAGGCGTGGAGTCAATCATTGAACTCACCGACGCTGAGGTAGCAGAGATGAAGTATGCAGCACAGTTAGCAGCTGAGAAGAAGTCCGAAGAAGATGCAGCTGCTGCTGCGCTTGAGGAGCAGAAGCTCGCAGTATTGGCAAAGCTTGGTCTTTCAGTTGATGAAGCGGCTGCGCTGCTAGCGTGAGCCCTTGGCTATGCAAGGCTGGGGTTACATTACGTCAGGCGATAAATGATACTTACCCAGACAGAGATAAAAGGAGCGACGGCTGGATTGGCGACGCACGTCATCAAGCAAGCGTTTCTGACCACAATCCTGATCCAAAAGCTAACAATGTCGTCAGAGCCGTTGATATCGACGCAGATTTGTCTGGAACAAGCAAGCCGGACTTCGCCGGCTCTCTTGCAGATCAAGTA